ATGTCCCGCACCACCCTGACCGAACTGACCGTCCGCCGCCAGCGCCCCGAGCCGGGGAAGCGGCTGGAGCTGCGGGACGCCCAGGCCCGGGGGCTGGTGCTGGTGATCGAGCAGAGCGGGGTGAAGACGTGGCTGTGGGTGCGGGCCAAGAACGGGGTGCGCCACAAGATCACCCTGGGCACCTGGCCGGCCCTGTCGCTGGCGGGCGCCCGCGCCCAGGCGGAGATCCTGGCGGGCAAGATGGCGGCCGGCACCCTGTCGCGGCGCCGGCCGCGGCGGGAGAAGGTGCAGGGCATCCGCACGGTCGAGGCCATGAAGCGGGCCTTCATCGACGATTACAAGGCGTCGAAGAAGAGCTGGCGGAACGTGGAGCAGGACCTGGACAACCACGCCATGCCCCTGCTGGGCCGCAAGCGCCCCGACAAGGTGAGCCGCACCGACATCGGCGACGTGCTGATCGAGCTGGAGGAGATGCCCCGGGTCCACAACAAGGTGAAGTCGCACCTGTCGGGCCTGTTCCGCTGGGCGGCGCGGCCGGGCATCGGCCTGGTGCCGGCCAACCCGGTGGTGGGCTTCGAGACCCTGCCCACGGCCAGCCGCGACCATGTGCTGCGGGATGCCGAGCTGGCGGCCCTGTGGCGGGCCTGCGGCGCGGTCGGCTATCCTTATGGCCCGTGGTGCAAGCTGATGATCCTGCTGGGCCAGCGGCGCACGGAGACGGCGCGGATGCGCCGGGCGCTGACCGGGGAGGTCTGGGAGATCCCGGCGGCCGACACCAAGAACGGCCGGGTGCACCTGGTGCCGCTGCCGCCGGCGGCGCGGGCGATCCTCGCGGGCCTGCCGGTGCGGTCGGACGGGGAGGGCGGGGAGAGCCCGTTCTGGTTCCCGGCGGCCACCCGGCCCGAGCGGGCCATGAGCACCTTTTCCGACGCCAAGGCGGCGCTCGACGCGGCCTCGGGCGTGACCGGCTGGTGGTTCCACGATCTGCGGCGGACCATGACCACCAACATGGCGGCGCTGGGCATTCCCACCATCGTGCGCGAGGCGGTGACCAACCATGTGAGCGGCGAAAAGGCCGGGGTGGCCGGCACCTATAACCGCTATGAATATGTCGAGGAGAAGCGCGCCGCGCTGACGGCCTGGGCCGAGCGGCTGGCGCGGATCACCGGGGAGGGGTGATCAGGCCGGCGGATCTTCGGGGTTGGGAGCGGACTCGGGCTGGGCATCATCTTCGGGCTGGGGCTGGCGCGCGGCGTCGCGCTGGCGGGTGATGGCGCGGTCCAGCTCGTCCTCGTCGAAATATTTGATGCCGCCGATCTTGAACGAGCCGGGGATCAGGCCGCGCTTTTCCCAGCGCCACAGGGTGGACGGGGAGGGCGCGGGCGCGCCGAACTTGGCGGTGCGGGCGTCGTCGGCCCGGATCAGGCGGCGGACGGGGGCGGGGTGGTTCATGGGTCCCTTCTGTCGGTGAGGAAGGCCCTGTACTCCGGCCACTCTTCTTCCCAGCTGCCGTCGAGCCACGCGCGAAGGAATTCGAGGCCGTTGCCGGGGTCGTCATCTTTCAGCGCGAACACGATCGCGTCGACAGCGTCGGTGGCCCGCCCTTCGCGACGCGCTGCGCGCTCCTCAGGGCTAACGGGGTTGGCGGGATCAGTATGTAAGGATTCCTTACGTACTTCCGAGATGACGGCCCGCGCGTCCATGATGCCGCTCTCCTGGTCACCCTTCGTCATGACGTCCAGCAGCACCTTCCGCGCCCTGCAAGCCAGATCGTTCTCGCGGCGCCGCCGGTCGATGTTCTGCATCGACCACAGCAGCCCATAGGCCAGATTGATGGCGCTCTGCTTCGCGGGCATGGTGGCGGCGGCGTTCGTCATCGACCACAAGCGCCCCTCGAGATCGTACTTTTCCTCTATCAGCCGCTCCACCTGGTCCAGCAGGTCCTCGCGGCTGGCGCTCTCGCGCAGCTGGTTGATGTAGGCGCCCCGTGTCAAACCCTGAGCCATGGTCAGCCCTCCAGTGCGTGCATGTAGAGGTCGAGGAGGGCTTCCTGTTCCTGGCGGTCGTCGCGCTCCATCTTTCGCAGGCGGACGACCTGGCGCAGGATCTTGGGGTCGAACCCGTTTCCCTTGGCCTCGGCATAGACGTCGCGGATGTCGTCGGCGAGGCCCTTCTTGTCCTCCTCCAGGCGTTCGATCCGTTCGATGATGGACTTGAGCTGTCCCGCGGCGATGCCGCCCGTGTCAGGCATTGTTTGCTCCTAAGACTGGGTCCCCGCGTCTTGTTCAGAGCTGCCGCGAGCGGCAGCGGGCGCCGGGATGACGGTTGTGGATGGGGTGGGGTAGTCGGGCTTGGCGGCCAGGAAGGCGGCCGTCATGCGGTCGGGGGTGGGCAGGGGCAGGGCGCGTTCGCCCCGGCCCTGGCGCCAGGCGGCGCAGCCGGCGCAGGGGCACCAGCGGGCGGTGTCGCGCCGGTGCTTGAGCCAGCGTTCGAACTCGCGCGGGGCGCCCGTCCAGACATGGGGCACCAGCACCTCGCAGCCGGCGTCGACGGCGCCGCGGACCATGGGCGAGCCCTGGCCCCTCAGGTGCTCGACGATGCGGCGGCTGGCCGTGTCGTCGGGGGTGAAGCCGATATAGTGCCGGGCGTGCCGGAAGCGCGGGGCGAAATGCAGCAGGTAGACGGTCATGCGGCTGCCGCCTCCCTAGATGCGCACGGGGGCGACGACGCGGACGCTGCCGTCGTCATCGCGGCCCAGCGCGCCCAGGGTCACGGGGCGCCCGCCGTCGGCGAAATGCATCTCGACCGTGTCGACCCCGCCCAAGGAGCGGACGGCCCAGGCCAGCTGGCTGCCGTTGAAGCCGATGACGGCCGCCTCGCCCGCGACCAGATCGCAGGGCACGGCGCTGCTGGCCTCCTCGCCGGTGAGCCGGTTGCGGTTGGTGAAGACGATCTCGGTCTCGCCGATCTCGGCCCGAAGCAAGGCGGCGGTATAGCGGCTGCTGGACCCTTCGGGCGCGCCGGACAGAACGATGGCGGCGGCCTCGATCGCGGCCAGGAAGGCCGCGCCGTCGACGGTGCAGCGCGCGGGCAGCGCACCGGGCACCACGCGGCGCCAGGCGGGATAGACGGCATCCACGAGCCGCGTGTGCAGGGTGCAGCCCTCGATCGCCGCCGACAGCTTGTTCACCCCCATGGTCAGCGTCAGCCCGCCGTCGGCGGCGCCCTGGGCCATGTCGGTCAGCAGGCGCGCGGTCTCGCGCGGGAGGATGAAACCATGGGGGTTGTCGGCAGACTCGCCCTCGGGTGGCCATGGGGGCGCGTCTCCCGGCAGGGCCATGGCCCCCAGGCTGCCGCGGTTGGTGGCGACCAGCCGGGGTGACGCATCCTCGAAATCGAAGAAGATGCCGGTCAGGCGGGCTTCGCCCGGGTCCTTTCCCGTGTAGACGGTGCCCTCGAGCGTTTTCAGCGCCGCCGCCAGCGCCGCCGGGTCCGGTGACCAGACGCGGTGACGTGCCGGCAGCTCGCGCACGGTGACCGGCCAGTCGGCGGCCGGAAGAGACGGCAGCCGGTAGGTCAGGCGGCCCTGGGACAGACGCACGGCCGGCCCGTCCAGGGTGGCGGTGACCGGCTTGGCAGCGTCCATGCGGTCGAGCGCGGCGCGCAGTCTGTCGGCGGGCACGGTGACTGCGCCATTGCCCTCGGCGGGGATGGACAGGGCCAGGGCCTGATCGAAATTGGTGGTGGTGATGTCCAGGCGCCCGTCGGCCATCTCCAGCAGGGCGTTGTCCGCGATGGGGATGACCTGGCGGGAGGCGACCACGCCCGCGGCCTTGGCGATGGCCGACGAAAAGGCGCCCGCCGACAGGGTGGCGGTGAAGCCGGGATCGGCGGTCTTGCCCCGTTGCCCGCCCTTCGCGACGCCGCCTTGCGGCTCCTCAGGGCGAACGGTTTTTTCGGCGGTGGCGGTGGTCATAGGCCGTGCTCCATGGCGTGGGCGTAGGCTTTGTGGATCTGTTCGGGCCAGCGGAAGGTGCGGCAGTCGTCGAGGTCCATTTCGGCGTCCATCCAGCGGCCCTCATCAGCGGCCACCAGGACGCGTTCGATCAGATCTCCGACGTCGGTGGGAAAGTCACCCCATTCCCGGACGCCGTTCGAGATGTTCGGCCACCAGCCGCACAGGGCCTCGACCTCACGGCATGCCGCGTCCAGGTCCCGCCTGACGACGGCATCGACCAGGCCGTCGAGTTGCCCCGCATCGGTCGCGGCGTGCCGCGGGACAACGCTGCCGGGCGCCCATAGCAGAGACATCTGGAGGGCCGAGCCGACGGTCATGACGCGCCCTTGATGCGGGCGATGGCCTTCCAGGCGTCGTCGAGGCTTTCGCGGATGCCGGTGCGGTAGAGGGGGGCGTGATCGTCCCGTTCGTCGTTGCCCGCCGCGTCGACGGTGGCGCGGATGGCCAGCAGGGCGGCCTCGATCCGGGGCGCTTCGTGCTCCAGGCGGGCGGCCAGGTTGAGCAGGTCGATCACGTCCTGGGCGCGGCTTTCGCTGGGCGCCGTGGCCAAATGGTTGCCGGCGCCGTCGCGGAGCAGATAGCGCACGGTGCGGCCGTCCATGGCGGTCTCGCGCCACCAGGAGAAGACGGCCAGTTCGGCGGCCGCGTCGCCCGCGCCGATGGCGGCGAGGGCCCGCACTTCGTTGGGCTCATAGGCACCGCGGGCCAGTGTGAGCACGGGGCTGTCCTGGCTGATGGGGATGGTGAAGCCGTCGATCATGACGCCCTCCTGTCCCTCGATACACCCGGCTGCGCCGGGCACTCGGGACGGGCGGGGCCGTGGGCGCGGGCCGTCAGCAGCTCGGGGTGCTGGTCCACGTCGACGCCGAAATAGGCGGTCAGGGCGCAGCGGGCGCCGGTGCGGATGCGGGGGTTGTGGGAAAAGGCGGCGCCCTGGAGGGTGCGCAGCGCCAGGTCGGGGCTGCACTGGATGCCTGCCGGCATGGCGCCCACATGCTGGCCGAACAGCACGGCGGCGGATTCCAGACAGGTCAGCGCCAGGGCGAAATCGAAATCGGCCGTGCCGTGGCCGGGCGCCCGCAGGGGCTGGGCCTGTTCGTGTTCGGATAGGGGCATGGTGTCCTCCTGTTGCGAATGGTGGAATTTAATTCCATATTATTCACAAGGTCAACAACGAATGCGGAAAAAAATTCCACTACCGTTCCGCCGGACCGGTGCTAGGGTCCAATTGCTTTGGGGGAGATAGTCCTATGCGTTTGATTGTTTTGATGATGGCCGCTGCCGTTCTGGCCGGCTGCACATATGAAGCGAAGCCCGTCACCGTCAGTTCTGCCGCCGCGGAGATCCAGCCGAGCCGGGTGTCGAGCGAGCGGGTGAGTCTGTACCTGGACCCGGCGCTGGCTGATCTGGAGACGGAGGCTGACACCGGCTATACGTGTTCCGCCCATGCCTTCCCGGTGAAGGCCGGCGAGGCGGTCATCTCATCGTTCAGGAAGGTGGTCGACGAGGCGTTCGGCGAGTACGAGATGCGCGAGAGCGCCGTCTATACGGGCGGGGATCTGGATGTCCGCGTGGGGCTGGAAACCTTCGGTGTCGACCTGGCTTTCGACAGCGGCTTTTGGTCGGCGAAGGCGACGGCACGGGCCGAGCTGGTGCTGAAGGTTGACGTTTCGCGCAACGGCGCGCCGGTGGTGGGGCGAACGACGATCGCGGGCGAGGGGACCGGCCGCCGCGATGGCGGTTGTGACGTGGGCGCGGAAGCCTCGGCCGAGGCTACCGAAGTAGCGATCAAGCGGACGATGGAGAATTTCATCTACAAGCTGGTCAACTCGGGGATGCTCGACCCCGACGGTCAGAAGTAGCGCTTGACGATCCGTACGGGCGCCGCCCATTGCAGGCGGACGTCCTCGATGTCGGGAAAGGCGCGGTTGTAGCTCTCAAGGGTGTAGCATCCGGCCTTGGCGCCGCGTTTCAGCACCTTGAGGTAGCCGCCGCCTGTCTCCGTCATGACAACGCAGTCGCTGCCGATGCAGTTCGCGATGTCGGCGCCCCGCTGGCGCGAGCAGAACAGGACATCCCTGTCACGGTAAACCGGGACCATGGAAACACCCCGGACCTGGATAGCAACCGGGTCCGCCACATCCATGTCGAGGGTGACGATGTCCATTCCGGCCCCCTTTTCGCTGTCGTCTACGGGATGGAACTGCTCGCCTGCCGACACATAGCCCACGACCGGGTAGCCGCTAAGTTCAGGCCCCGCCCCCTCTTTCAGCCATAAAGGCTCAACGCCCAGGGTTTGTGCTATGATGTCGAGAGTTTCGCCCCTCGGCTGCTTCACCTCGCCCGAGACGTATTTGTAGACGTTGTCGCGCGAGAGGCCGGATCGGCGGATCAGGTCGGCCGGCTTCAGGCCGAGTGTCCGCATCCGATCATTGAGGCGTTTTGTCCATGCTGGTTGCATGTTCAGACAGTGCCGTGGAATAAAATTCCGCGATATGGAATTTGATGCTTGAGAAGTGGAATTTAATTCCATAACCTCAGGGCCATGCGAACGATCACGGACATCATCAAGGATCTGGGCGGGGCGCCCGCCATCGCGTCGACGCTGGAGCGGGTGTCGCGCGATGCCGTCTACAAGTGGCAGGACAGTGGCATTCCCGACCGTCACTGGAACGGCTTGATCCAGATGTCGGGCGGCGCGCTTGACGCCGAAACCCTGTTCACCGCCAACAAGCTGGCGCGCGGGGAAATCGCGATGCCCGCCGCCTCGAGCACGGAGGCGGCGTAGATGGCGCGGGCCATGTACCAGCGGCGGATCGTGTCGGGGACGGCGAGGGCCGAGCTGGACACGGACGGCTTCGCCGCGACCCTGCGGGACGCCGTGGCGGGGCTGGCCCGCCTGCCCGACGCGGCCGCGCGGGACCGGATCGCCGGCAAGCTGGGCGACGTGATCTTCGGCCTGGGCGAGCACGGGGCGTTCTTCACCTTTCCCGGCTTCGGCGGCGGCCGGGTGCTGGCCTGGGGCGGGCGCACGGACCAGGCGCTGAAGGCGCTGGCCGCCGGCGACGCCGCCCGGGCGGAGGCCGACCTGGACGGGTTGCTGGTGCTGGCGGGCCGCGCCCCCACGGGCGGGCGGGCGCTGGCGCCGGAGATCCGGGCGGCGCTGCGGCACGGGGTTGCCCTTCGCGACGCGCCTGCGGCGCTCCTCAGGGCGAACGGGGATGCCCTTCGCGACGGCCCTTCGGGCCTCCTCAGGGCGAACGGCGATAGTGAAAACATGGCGGCCTCCTCACGGGATCGTGAGGATGACGATGCCACCGGGCCGGGGGCGGGATCATGACCGGCTTGCGGGCGATCGGGCCGGAGGCCGTCCGCGGGACGCTGGCCGACTCGCTGCGCCTGCTGGCGGGGCTGGGGCGGCTGTATTCCACCGCCCAGCTGGCCGACGCGGCCGACATCGGCGAAAGCACCCTGAAATCCTATCTGCGCGGCGAGGCGACGCCGGGGCTGGACCAGTTCCTGCGGCTGGCGGCCGTGCTCCCGCCCAGCTTCGCCAGCGCGCTGACCCGGCTGGCCGGGCTGGAGGCGGTGCCGGTGGACCCGGCGCCGGCCAGCCTGCTGCAGGTGAACGCGGAGGCGGCGCAGCTGGTGGCCGGGCTGGCCGAGGCGCTGCGCGACGGGCGGCTGGACCACCGGGAGGAGGCGGCGCTGCGGCCGCAGCTGGAGCAGCTGAACGACACCCTGTCGGCGGCGCTGATGAAGCGGGGGAACGGATGAGCGGGATGACGGATTTCGCGGGCGCCGGATGGACCGACGCGGCGATCGCCATGGGCCTGGTGGCGCTGGTGGCCGCGCTGGCCTGGCGGCTGCGCCGGGACTGGCTGGATTGCGGGGCGTTCCGGGCCGGACCCGATGGCGGGCCATGGGATGAAGGGATGGCGGATCAGGATATTGACTACCATTTCGATCACGGCATGGAGGCGGTCGACGCCCGGCTCCGGCGGCGCGTCTTGGATGTCGAAAGTCTGTACTCACCGTCAACCGTGGTGATGACGTTTGCGTCCGGCCAGCAGCGCGACTTCCCGGCCACCCGCCGCTTCCCCCATGCGTGGGAGTTCCTGGGGCCGCCGCCCGACGCGGGCACGGACCAGGGGAGGGTGGCGTGATGGGGCGCTATGCCTGGAACCCCGGCATGATCGAGGATCTGCCGGCGGAAGATGGCCCCTCGATACACCCGGCTGCGCCGGGCGCTATGGGCGAGCGGCGCACGGGGACGGACAGGGGGCGCCCGGCCGCGCGGCGCCGCGAAAGGCCCGTGGAAGGCCAGGCGGACATCAACGCTGCGCCGCTGACCCTGCACCTGCGGGAGGAGACCTTCGCCGGGCTGGAGGCCATCGCGCGCCAGGCGGTGCGCCCGCTGGCGGTGGTTGCCGCGTCCATGCTGGACGAGGTGGTGGCGGACGAGCAGGACGCCGAGGCCGCGCGCGGTTCCGGGGAGGGGCGGCCATGACGGCGCGGATCCCGCCCGAAACCCGCGCCCGGGCGCGGTCGCTGCTGCGGCAGGGGCTGAGCTGCCGGGCGGTGGCCGAGCGGCTGGGCATCTCGACGGGCGCGGCGGTGCGGATCCGCGAGACCATCAGGGGGGGCGAGCGCCAGGCGCTGGAGGCCCGGCCCCACCCCAGGCAGCGCCGCGTGCGGCCCGAGGCCACGGGGCAGGGCAAGGCGCGGGGCGGCTGGACCGAGGCCGAGGACGCGCTGCTGACGGCGCGCTGGCCGTCGCCCCTGTGGCGGCGCGAGGACATCGTGGAGGCCCTGCCGGGGCGGACCCTGGCGGCCTGCGCCACACGGGCCACGGTGCTGGGCCTGAAGCGGCCGCCGGCATCGAAGCTGACGGCGCGGGCGCGGGACCGGCGGGAGCGGTGCGCCCGCTGTTCCATCCCGATCGCCAACGCGCGGCCCTGCTGCCGCCCGGAATGCCGGTTCCACGATTCGGGCGAGGACGCCCGGGCGGAGCGGACCCTGGCGGGGGTGGTGAGCTATGGGTGAGGGCTATCACGACTTCCTGGCCTCGAAAGCGGTGACCGACCCGGCCACGGGGCTGGAGCAGGTGCCCGACCTGCCCGGCGCCCTGTTCGACTTCCAGCGGGACATCGTGGCCTGGGCGCTGCGCCGGGGCCGGGCGGCGCTGTTCGCCGGCACCGGGCTGGGCAAGTCGCTGATGGCGCTGTCCTGGGCCCAGGCGGTGTGTGACGCCACAGGCGGCGACGTGCTGATCCTGACACCGCTGGCGGTGGCCGGGCAGTTCGTGCGCGAGGGCGCCAAGTTCGGCATCCCGGTCGGCCAGGTGGCGGCCCAGCACCAGGTGCGCCCGGGGATCAGCGTCACCAACTATGCCAAGCTGGACCAGTTCGATCTGTCGCGCTTCGCCGGGGTGGTGCTGGACGAAAGTTCGATCCTGAAAGCCTATGACGGCACCACCCGGTCAGCGCTGATCGCGGCCTGCCGCACGGTGCCGTTCCGGCTGGCGGCGACGGCGACGCCGGCGCCCAACGACTTCATGGAGCTGGGCAACCATGCCGAGTTCCTGGGGGTGATGTCCTACACCGACATGCTGGCCACCTTCTTCACCCATGATGGCGGCGACACCCAGAAATGGCGCCTGAAAGGTCATGCGGAGGGCGCGTTCTGGCGCTGGATGTGCTCGTGGGCGGTGATGATCCGCCATCCCCGGGACCTGGGCTATGCCACCCAGGGCTTCGACCTGCCGCCGCTGGACCAGGTGCAGCACGTCGTGCCCGCCCCGGTGCCGGAAGGCATGCTGTTCGCACCCCAGGCCGCCACCCTGCAGGAGCGGCTTGGCGCCCGCCGGGAGAGCGTGGCCGAGCGGGTCGCCCTGGCGGCATCGATCACACCGGCCGAGGACCCCTTCGTGTGGTGGTGTCATCTGAACGCGGAGAGCGAGGCCCTGGCGGCCGCCATCCCCGGGGCCGTGGAGGTGCGGGGCAGCGACACCGAGGCGGTGAAGGAACAGCGGCTGACCGCGTTCTCGGAAGGGCGCATCCGGGTGATGGTGACCAAGCCGTCCATCGCCGGGTTCGGCATGAACTGGCAGCACTGCGCGGCCACCGGCTTCGTGGGGCTGTCGGACAGCTTCGAGCAGGTCTATCAGGCGATCCGCCGGTTCTGGCGGTTCGGGCAGACGCGGCCCGTGACCGTGCATTTCATCGCCGCCGAGAGCGAGGGCGCCGTGGTGGCCAATCTGCGCCGCAAGGAAGCGGACGCCGAACGCATGGCCCAGGCCATGGTGCGCCACATGGCGGACCTGACGGGCGCCCAGGTGCGCGGCCTGACCCGCGACGTCCCCAACTATGACCCGCGCGAGATGCTGCGGTTGCCGGAGTGGATCGTGCCTTCAGAGGCGGAGGCCGTGGCATGAAGGGCGCGGAGGCGATCAGGGCCGTCGAGCAGGTGGTGACCGAGGACTACGCGCTCTATCAGGGGGACGCCTGCGAGCTGATCCGGGCGATCCCCGACAATGCGATCCATTACGGCGTGCACTCCCCGCCCTTCGAGGGCCTCTACAAGTTTTCCGGTGACCCGCGCGACCTGTCGAACAGCGAGGGCGACGGGTTCTGGCGGCACTACGCCTTCCTGATCGCCGAGGTGCTGCGGGTGACCATGCCCGGCCGCCTGCACAGCGTGCATTGCATGCAGCTGCCCACCAGCAAGACGCGTGACGGCTTCATCGGCATGCGGGATTTCCGGGGCGAGGTGATCCGCGCCTGGCAGGATGCCGGCTGGATCTTCCATTCGGAGGTGTGCATCTGGAAGGACCCGGTGGTGGCCCAGCAGCGCACCAAGAGCCTGCGCCTGCTGCACAAGACGGTGGTGAAGGACAGCGCCATGAGCGGCCAGGGCCTGGCCGACTATGTGGTGACGTTCCGCAAGCCGGGCGACAACGCCGAGCCGGTGGCCGGGTGCTTCGACCGCTATATCGGCGACCCGGGGGACGAGCCGGACCGGAGCAAGTACACCAACGGCACCGACAGCCGGAACTGGTATTCGATCGAGGTGTGGCAGCGCTATGCCAGCCCGGTGTGGACCGACATCCGCCAGACGCGGACCCTGCAGCACCGGGCGGCCCGTGACCCGGCGGACGAGCTGCACATCAGCCCGTTGCAGCTGGACGTGATCGAGCGGTGCATCGATCTGTGGTCGAACCCGGGCGACGTGGTGATGACGCCTTTCGCGGGGATCGGCAGCGAGGTCTATGCCGCCGTGGAGATGGGCCGCAAGGCCATCGGCCTGGAACTGAAGCCCAGCTATTTCGCGCAGGCGGTGAAGAATCTGGCCATGGCCAAGCATGAGCCACCCCCGGGGCTGGACCTGTGACGGCGCGCGCGCTGGTTCTGGCCGGCCAGCCCCCGGCGGCGGATGCCCTGGCCGCGCGGCGCGCGGCGGAGGAGCGGCGGGTGCGGGCGGCCAGCCTGCGCGAGCGGGTGAGCCGGGCGCGGGGCAATTACGAGCGGGCCGAGACCGACGCCAATTACGTGGCGCTGCTGGAGGCCGAGCAGGCCTGGCTGCGCCACCAGCTGGAGGACATGACCGCCGAGCGGGACGGCTGGCGCGACCAGGTGCGGGACTTCCTGCGCCGGGTGCGGGCGGCGCGGGCCCTTCGCGACGCGCCTGGCGGCACTCCTCAGGGCGAACGGAACGGGGCTTTCGAGACGCACCCTTCGGGTGCGCCTCAGGATGATCGGAAGAGGGGGAGAGGATGCGGGCAGGGGAACTGATGCTGGGGCCGGCGGCCGCGCGGCCGCCCGCCTTCGGGCCGGGGATCGACGCGGCCGAGCTGATCGTCGACAGCTTCGCCGGGGGCGGCGGCGCCTCGACCGGGATCGAGCGGGCGCTGGGGCGCGCGCCGGACATCGCCATCAACCACGATGCCGAGGCGCTGGCCCTGCACGCGGCCAACCACCCGTCGACCCGCCATTTCTGCCGCAACGTGTGGCAGGTGGACCCGCTGGAGGCGGTGCGCGGGCGGCCCGTGGGGCTGGCCTGGTTCTCGCCCGACTGCAAGCACTTCTCCAAGGCCAAGGGCGGTCGGCCGGTGAAGCGCAGCATCCGCGACCTGGCCTGGGTGGTGGTGCTGTGGGCCCGTCGGGTGCGCCCCCGGGTGATCGTGCTGGAGAACGTGGAGGAGTTCCGCGACTGGGGGCCGGTGGACGCCGAGGGGCGGCCCTGCGCCGACCGGCGTGGCCAGACCTTCCGCCAGTGGGTGGGCGAGCTGCGGCGCCTGGGTTACCGGGTGGGGTGGCAGGAGCTGCGCGCCTGCGACTATGGCGCGCCCACCATCCGCAAGCGCCTGTTCCTGGTGGCCCGCCGCGACGGGCTGCCGATCGTGTTTCCGGAACCGACGCACGGGCCGGGGCTGATCCCCTACCGCACGGCGGCGGAGATCATCGACTGGTCGCTGCCGTGCCCGTCGATCTTCCTGACGCCGGAGGAGGCGCGGGCCATCGGCGTCAAGCGGCCGCTGGCCGAGGCGACCATGACGCGGATCGCCAAGGGGGTGAAGCGCTACGTGCTGGACGCGGCCGAGCCGTTCATCGTGAGG